ATGAACTGGGCGGACAAGGGCATGACGCTCCGGAAGGAGTTGAGCGAGCGGCGCTGCTTTTACTCGATGCGCATCCATGAAGCGCTCAGACGCAACGGAATGAGTGCGGCCGTGGTGGCCTATGAACTCGGCATTTCCCGCGCGTCCGTCTCCGCCACGATTCTCGGCAAGAACCACAGCGCCCGCGTATTGGACGCGCTCCGCTCGGCGGGCGTCCCGGAAAAGTACCTTTTTGATCCCCGCCGCGTTGAGGCGGCGGAGAAGGAGGCGGCGGCGTGAATCCCAACTACGCCTAGCCATTTAAGAAGGATCGGGTGTTCCGTAAACAGTTTTTTTGTCATCCAGCTACCGCGCCCGTGTAGGCCGTCCCGAGTTCTTCCATGCAGGGGCGGCAAAACCTGCACAACGGCGGATACCGCGCCAACCTACGCGGGACGTTTCCCCGGCACGGCACAAGTCCGGGGCGAATTTTGAGAGGTGAAGACGTGAACGGGATGAAGGAAATTTATACGACGCAGGAGATTGCAGTTCTCTGGGGGACAAGCAAGATGGCTGTCCTTCGTCGTGCCAAGCGTGAAGGCTGGCAATCCCGCCCCCGCGCCGGACGCGGCGGCGGCAACGAGTGGTTCGTCGCATCAATGCCGGAATCCACCCGCCTCGCCATCGCCGCCAAGGTGGCCCTGTTTACGCCGGTACCGGTCAAGGCTCCCGCCCCCGTTACCCTGTCGCTTCCGTCCCGGTTTGCCGGGAACGGCAAGACCCGCGCCGAGGCGAAGGCCGCGCTCTTCTTCCTGTACCGGATGTTTACTAAAACCGCCGGGCTTCCGAAGACGCGTGGCATGGAAACCTTTTCGGTTCGCTGGAATGCCGGAGAGATCGAGTCCGAGGCATGGCTTCGGGAAGCGATCCCGCACGTCAGCAAAAATACCCTGCTCAACTGGGAGCGTGCGATCAAGACGGAAGGCACGGCGCGGCTCGCGGGCGACTACGGCAAGGGCAAGCGCGGCAAGGGCTGCATCGACGGCCAGCCGGAAGTCAAGGCGCTCATCGTTGCGGCGGTCTGCGAGCACCCGGAAGGGAAGGCGGGCAACGTGCGGTACAAGCTCGAGCACGTAAACGAACAGCGGATCGAAGACGGGCTTGAGCCGTTCGAACTTCCCTCCCTGCGCCGCCTGCAATGCTGGATACGGGACTGGAAGGCGAGGAATCCCGCATTGTTCCTGTCCGCCACGGCTCCCGGCAAGGCGCGCAACAAGACGATGCCTTCCTTCGGCGATTTCTACGCTTTTGTGACCGGGATCAACCAGCGGTGGGAATACGACGGCACGCCGTCGGACGTCATGCTTTCGGACAACAAGCGGTACGCAATCATCGGCGTCATCGAAATCTACACCCGCCGCGTGAAGTTCCGGGTTGTCGAGCGCTCAACGTCGCAACAAGTCGCCTGCGTCACGCGGGATTGCCTTCTCGACTGGGGCGTTCCCGAAACGGCTGTAACGGACAACGGGAAGGAGTTTACGTCTCGGCAGATGCAGCGGCTTTTCTTGGATCTGGGGATAGCCTGCGACATTTTGCCGCCGTTCCGCCCGGACCTGAAACCGGCCATCGAGCGCGTGTTCCACACGTTTTCCCATGACCTGTTGCCGATCGCGCCCTGTTATGTGGGGCATGACGTGGCCACAAGGCAACGTATCCGGGATCAGGAAGACTTTGCGAAGCGCCTCATGAAGCGGGCGAAGAAAGGCGAAGAAGCCGAAGCGCTCACCATCGGCATGAGCCCGGAGGAATTGCAGGCGTTTTGCGACAAGTGGACGGATTCCGTTTACATGCACCGTCAGCATAGCGGTTTGAGGGGAAAAACGCCGTACCAGATGCTCTCTGAATATCCGTACGGCGTCCGGCGCATCCCGGAGAAGTATCATCAGGCGCTCGACGTGCTGCTTTTGCCTGTCATCGGCACGCGCCGCGTCACAAAGGAAGGGATCGAAATCGGGGGAAGAACCTACATCGCTCCCGAACTTGGGCGGCCTGACGTCGCACAACAGGATGCGGAAATCAGATTCGACAAAGCACGGCCGCAATACGCCTATGTCTACCTTGACGGCCTGTTCGTCTGCCGGGCGAAGTGCGTCGACGCTATGGCTCCCGAAGAACGACGCCAGATCGCCGTTGACGCCCGCAACGCCATGAAGTCCGTCCGCAACGCCATTTCCCAAATCAAAAAGGACGCCAAAAAGAACCATCTCGACACTATGGCGCAAGACATCATCGAAATGCTCACCGAGCGGGCGCAGAAGCTCGTGGCCGACAACCCCGTTCCGACACGGGAGGTCATCGAACACGTCACGTTTGATCTGATGGAAGCCCAGCGCGCGGCGTCGGGCGAAAAGCCCATGCAGACCCTGACGCCGGAACAGGCCGAGGAAGCCCGTGCGCAAGCCATCGAGCTTGTCGCCGAAAACGAATTTACGGTGCCTCAGTCCGCTCAGGCCCGCAATGCACTTTTTGAGGCATTGCAGACCCGCACGATCAGCGGCGAGGCATTGTCGGCCGACGAGCTGAATTGGATATCAATGTACAGAACCAGCGCAGAACGCGCAGGTTTTGAGGCCATGAACCAGCTTTACGCCGTCAACCAATAAAAAGGCCCGTTGTTGACGCAACGGGCCGGGATGGAGAGGCACATCTCCATGTCTATGAGGGAAATAACTATGCAACAGACAACAGCAAGCGTCAATACGGGCATTGCCCCGCTCACCAACGTCGCCCTGTGCCTCGGCACGCTCAAGCGGGCGATCGACCGCCCCCGGCATTTGCCCGGGATCACGGTCTTCTACGGCCCTTCAGGGTTTGGCAAGAGCACGGCCGCCGCCTGCGCAGTCATCCAATGTCGTGCCTGTTATGTGCAGGCCCGCAGCTCGTGGACGCGCAAGGCTGCGCACGAGACGATCTGCAAGGGACTCGGGCTGAAGCCCGGCAAGACCATCTCCGAAATGCTCGATCAGATAGCCGAGGAACTCGCCCTGTCGGGCAAGCCGCTGGTCATCGACGAGGCCGACTTTCTCGTCGAGCACAAACAGATCGAGATCGTCCGCGACATCTATGAAGCGTCCCAGGCCCCGATCATGTTGATCGGTGAAGAATGGCTCCCCGGCAAGCTCGAAAAGTGGGAACGGTTCCACGGGCGCGTGCTCGACTGGTGCCCGGCGCAGCCGGTGTCTTTTGAGGACGTCAAGGCGTTGTGCAGGCTCTACGCCGCCGGGACCGAGATCGCCGACGACCTGTTGCAGCGCATCTACACGGTGTCCAACGGTTCGGCCCGCCGCGTCGTCGTCAACCTTGCTCTCGTTGAAGAGGCCGCAAAGGTCGAGGGCCGCAAGACCATCAGCCTCGCTGATTGGGGCGCGCGGCCGCTGTATACCGGCGAGGCTCCGAGCAGGAGGCGCTAACATGGCCGAACTGTTTTCAAGTACGCCTTACGCGGCGCTTACCGCCAGAGAACGGATATGGGCGGCCATCCGTGAGATGAAGACCGTTACCGTCCGCGAAGTGGCGGATCGGTGCGACGCGAAGGCCGACGCCGTCCGGGGGTACTTCGCCGGCCTTGTCGCCGCTGGCGTCCTCGACGTGATCCACCGGGGGACGGGCGGAAAGCACAGCGTCTACACGCTCAAGCGCGATCTCGGCGTCCATGCGCCGCGCGTCAGGAGGGACGGGACGTTCCTGCCCGATTCAGTCCGCTCCCGGTTGTGGAACGCCATGCCGATTTTCGGGATCTTTACCGCCAGCGAGCTTGCGATGTCCACCACACTCGCGGAGTCGCCGGTTTCGCGTGCCGAAGCGCTGGACTATTGCCGCTGGCTGGCGCGGGCGGGCTATCTTCGCGATCTCGGCGATGAAAAGTTCCGGTTCGTCCCGGCCCGGCACACCGGAGCAAAGGCCCCCCAACTAGTGCTGGTCACGCATGTTTACGATCCGAATATCGATCAGCTCGTCGTCCACGGGCCGCTTGCAGGGAGGGACGACGAATGACGAACCGCGAGAAAGCCGAGGCCGCCTGGGGAACGCCGCTGCCGGACTGGATCGAAAAGCTGGCCACGGCCTGCGACGGCAAGGGGCTGCGGAAGACTGCGGCGGATCTTTCCGTCTCCCCGGCCATTGTGAGCCTCGCCATTCGGCGCGGCCGCGCGAAGCTCGACTTCATCCGGAGCCGCGTCGAGCACCTTCTCGGGATTTCCATCATCCCCTGCCCCGTGCTCGGTCTTATCAGCCGGAAGGAGTGCCGGGACAACCAGCAAAAGCCGTTTTCATCCATCAACCCCATAGAGGTGCAGCTTTTCCGGTCATGCCGGGGATCCTGCCTGTACAGCGAACTCAAAAAGGAGGAACGCCATGATCTCCGAGAATCTCGAAAAATGCCTCGACGTGCTCGACAAGCTCACGAAGCGCGGCAATGACGACATCCGGGAGCTTGCCCCGTTCATCGTCAACGAAATGCGTCGGGAAGTGCTGCGCGTACGCGAGCTTGAAGAAGACGTTTACCGCTCTGCCCACGTCGTTTTTGAAGTCAGAGGAGGACTCCATGCCGAAGCGCGTTAAGCCGAACCTTTCCCCCGCCGCGTTTCCCGTCCATTCGCTGGAGGACGTCGACGCCGCCCTTGAGCTTGCGATCGGGCGTTTCGCCGAAGCGAGCAAGGCGGAACTGTTCAGCAAAAAGAAGTCCGTGCAGCTCCAGTTCGGGATCGTGGGCTTCCGGGCGTCCTCGAAGCTCAAAACGCTCAAGAAATGGACGTTCGAGCGCGTGCTCACGACGCTCCGGGATACCGGGATGCGTGAGTATATCCGAGTAAAAGAGGAGGTCGACAAGGAAAAGCTCAAGGGCCTCGCGCCGGAAACCCTCGCGGGCATCGGCTGCACCGTCGTGCAGGAGGACGTCTTTTACTACGAACTTCCCGAACAACCCGAACCCGAAACCCAACCTTCAACCCTATAAGGACGAGCATCATGACCAAGACCGAACTCATCAAGAAGTGGCAATCCGATTTGCAGACCTATTGCAGCGAAGACGTATACCCCCTCAATCAGCTTGAAGTCCTCTTCGGGTGCCTGTGCGGCGTCATGTCTTCCGAGCTGTTCGAGGGCGGAGAGGTTTCTTTGCCGGGCATGGGGAAACTTTCGGCCGTCCACACCAAGGCCCGCGACGGCCGCAACCCGAAGACCGGGGAAAAGCTCCATATTCCCGCTCGGCTGCGGGTGACGTTCAAGCCCTCGAAGGCGTTTAGGGAACTGTTGAACTGAGGGGAAAGACATGGGCAAAAGAAATCCCGGCGCGCTGAAAGAATACAAAGTGAACGTGAACGTCATAGGCTCCGCGAGCAGGACGGTTCTTGCCGCTTCAAAGGAAGAGGCGGAACGCGCTGTTGAAAAGATGCTCCTGCAACCAGACGGACAGACGCCGCAATCCAAAACGCTTTGCGCTTTCGATTGGGGGATTCCCCATTTTTACACTTACGGCGGTTCGGACGGATACTTTTCATCTGACTGCATAGCGATCGAAGAATAACCAGCGCGAAACGGCCCACACGGGCCGTCGTCCGGCGGTGGCGCGCCGGGCCTGATGAGCAGCCTCCAATAACGGAAGGAGCACCCATGCAACTCGCGATCCATGCAACGTGTCAAAATTGCGCCGCGCTGGTGCGTCGGTATCGGCGCGGCCAGCCTCCGGCATTCCGTTGCCGCCTCGGGTATCCTCTCCATAATCTGGCCCCGGCCGCTCTCTGTCCGAAGCCATTGAGCGAGCGCGAAGTCGTCCTCGCCCGAAAACTGTACAGGAGGAAACGATGACACGCTATGTCGCCACGGTATCCGGCGCGGGCGTCCACGCCATCAAAGATATGGAACGGGGTGATACGGTATGTCTTTTCATGCTTAAAAGGGGCGGAAGCTTCGAGCAGCTCAGAGACAACCTGAATACCTGCCTTCGTGCCCTGAACTACGTCGACGAGCAACGTAAGGAGAAAAAGCATGGACTGGCGTCGGATTCCCCACGCTGACGGGTATGAGATGTCCGAGTCCGGTGATGTCCGCCGGGCGGACGGGCCGCTCGTTCCTTATTACCGCTTGCTGTGGGGGGGGGCGTCACGCGGTCATGTCGGCGGAAACGCTCTATCGCATGACCTTTGACGGCCCGCTCCCTGAGCGTTCCTCGGGCGCTCCCCACAGCGTGGATGTCGACGAAAGGCGTCTTGAGGCCGCACAGCGCCTTGCCGAAAAACTCCGGCATGAAAACGACGAGCTCCGCGCCCGGTTCGCGGCGTTCGGCATCGATATTTGAGGTTCAGGATGAAAACTCCCGTTTTCTGCGGTTCACTCAGCGTCCGGAAAGGTTCCCGGCGCGTCCGTTTCGAGCTGGCCAAGGCCGAGGCGTACGGCGGCCCAGCGGGTTGCTACCGGGTGCGCGTGGATCGCGTATGGCATGACCTCGACGGCAAACCTGCCTTCCTTACCCCCGCGCAGATCGTCAACATGGCCGTCATGATGACACTCGGCAACTTTGAGCCGGAACCGCTCCCGGACATCCCGCGCGGCACCCGCGTCAGCCACCAGACCGCCCCGGCCGACGGCGACATGCCGGAACGCCGCGAAACGGGCTGGACGATGACGGAACCGATCCGGGCGCAGGACGGCCTCGCGTACGTCGGCGTCAGTGTTTACGGACGGGGCGTCGTCATGCTTCCCGTAAACAGTCTGTCCATCATCGGGAGGACATCATGATCATCGACTTCGCCACGGGCAAGGTGAAAAAGCCCGCCCCGCCTGAAACCGCCACGCCCGTTTCCTCTCCGGAACCGAAAAAGCCCTATACGCCCGCGAAGCGCAAGCCCGCAAGCCTTCCCGTGGAGAACCGCCGCGCGGAGCTCGCCAAGATCCATGTGGCGAAAAAACAGCTTGCGATGGATGACGAGACGTACCGGGCCATGCTCATGTCGCAGTTCGGCGTAGAGTCGGCCCGCGACCTTTCAGCGCACCAGCGCAAGAGCTGCATTTTGTACATGCAGCGGCTCGGATTCGAGGGCAAGCGCGGCAAGGCGTCCCCGCAGCGCACCGGCGAGCGCCGCAAACGCCGGGACGTGCCGCTGACGCTGGAAAAGGACGACTCCGGCCTCGGGCGCGACGTCTACATGCGTAAAATCGAGGCTCAGCTTGCCGAAAAAGGACGCGCCGAGGGGACGAAAGTGCCGTGGGGATACGCCGTGACCATCCTGAAAAAACAGTCCGGGGGCGTCACGAAGTGTTTCGAGCACGCGACGGTCGAGCAGCTCCGGGGCGTCATCGCCGCATTAACCTATGACGCCAAGAAAAAGGGCCGATACTCCGGCGCGTGGGGGACGTGATGGATACCCCGTACTATGCCGAACTTCTCGACGGCGTCGCCGCGCGGGTTGCGGGCATGGCCCGTTCCGGCCTTCCCGCCGTTAATGACGAGGAGGCCCGCGAGTTCGGGCGGCGGGTCGCCGATATGCTCGCCGAGGATTGGGGCGGTTCGTCAATCTATATTCCCAAGAACCTCGCGGCCCGGTTCCGCAAGCGCGACGCCACGTTGTACCGGGAGTTCACCGGGAACAATATCGCGGAGCTTGCTCAAAAGTACGGCCTCACACAGCAGCGGGTATATGCCATCCTGAAAGCCGAGCGCGCCCGCCGGGGGAGCGGGCAATTGCGGTTCCCCGGTTTGTAGCCGTTTTCCTAAAGCCCTTTCAAAGACGCCTCCATGTGTTTCTTCTACTGTGAAGGAAACACATGGAGGTTTTCTTTATGTTTAAACGTCTTTTTTCCGCCCGCCGCTGGCTTGCCCTGTGCGGCCTCGTCACCGTCCTGATCCTCGCTTTCCTTGCCGTCATTTCCCCGCAGCAGCTCCCGGTCATCGCATACAAGGCCGGGCTCGTATCCTTCGCCGCGTGCATCGGCGTGTGGATCGACCGGGCCATTTTCCCCTATGCCCGACCGTCGGGGTATCTGAAAAAAGACTGGCTCCGCGATCCCGACGCCGACGGCGGGGACGATGAAGTGGATTTTGAGATATGCGCCGGGTATCTCCGCGCCTTCACCGTAGCCACCATCCGGCGCGGGATCATGGTGGGCATGGTGATCCTCGGCATGTGTTTGGGGCTGTGATTATGCGTATCGATCCGCAAAAGCTCCTTTTCTCCTGCACCGAGGCGTTTTGCGTGGGAGTCGCGTTCGCCGTGGGCGCGGCCATCGTCGTATCGGTGCTGTTTGGCCTGCTCGCCTTTTTTGCTGGCGACGCCGAGGCCGCCGAAGTCCAGATACCCCGCGCCGCGCTCCAGCACCGGGCGACGCTGATCCGCGAAGCCCGCGCCGCGTGGGGATTGAATGCCCCGGTGTCTATCTTCGCCGCCCAAATCCATACGGAATCGTGGTGGCGGAATGACACGGTGTCGGCGGCGGGTGCGCAGGGACTGGCGCAGTTTATCCCATCGACGGCGACATGGCTTCCGAAAGTCGCCCCGGAAGTCGGCAAGCCTCAGCCCTTCAACCCCACGTGGTCGCTCCGGGCGTGCGTCGTCTACGATAAATACCTTTGGGATCGCATGAGCGCCATGAGCACCGGGAAAAGTCTTGCCCCCTGCGATCGTATGGCTTTTGTGCTGTCCGCTTACAACGGCGGCGCGGGCTGGGTGAACCGAGACCGGAACCTCGCCGCAAAGAAGGGGCTCGATCCGGATCGCTGGTTCAGACACGTCGAAACCGTAAATGCGGGCCGCAAAGATAGCGCGATCCGGGAAAACCGCAGGTACGTCTCGCGCATCATCGAATACCAGCACGCTTACATCCGGGCGGGCTGGGGGCCGGGGGTGAGTTGTGCTGGGTAAGATTCCTTCGTGGCTCTGGGCCGTCCTCGTCTGCGTTGTCATTTACGGTGCGGGCGTCTGGCGGGGGCTCGACGTCGTGACTGAAGAGTACGAGGCCAAGATTGCAGCAATGAACGCCGCCCGTGCCGAAGAGGAAAAGGCCCGTGCCGAAGCCGTGGCCGCCTCCGAAAGACGAGCTCATGAGGCGCTTGTGGCGGCCACGGCGCGGGGTGAGAAGCTCGCCCGCGAACTCGCCGCGAAAACCGCCGAACTGGACGCTGAGCGCGCCAGCATCAACAGGAGGATCAGGGATGTATCAGAAAAGGCTCGCCGTGATTGTGCTGGTTTATCTCTTGAGTGGGTGCGCCTGTACAACGAGGCCCTCGGCCTTGCCGGTTCCTATCATAGCGCCGGAAACGAAGGCTCCGCCCCCGGCGGCGCTGACGACGCTCCCGGTTCCGCCGGAGCCGCTGGAGCCCAGGTACAGCCGGACACACTAGCGACGCCGGAAGACGTGCTCGCTCATGTCCGGGACTTTGGCGGGTATTGCCGGAAGCTCGAAGCCGGGTATCGGGCGCTCATTACCTTCTATAATGATGGAGGCTCCCGTGGCCGACATACTGACTGAGCTTGACCGCTGGTGGCCGGTGCTCGGAATACTCGCCACACTCGTCTACGGATGGGGCGTCTATCACCTGTCCCGACGTTTTGCGACCAGAGCGGAACACCACGACACGCAAAAGACCGTGGCCGAACTCGGAGATCGCGTCGAAGAGCTCGAGCGCCGGATGGAAACGGTTCCCGACGGCAAGACCATGCACGCCATACAGCTTTCTCTTGAAGAGTTGCGGGGTGACATGAAAGCGATAGGCACCCGGATGGACGGTATGAAAACGTCGGTGTCCGGCCTTGAAAATCAAATCGCCATGCTTGTACAGCATCAT